ATTTTTCTTTAGATCATCGGGCGCATAGTTTCTCCGTATAGAGAGAACTAATCGGCTACCTTCTTCGACTGTTACGATGTAAGGTAATTTTATTCCTGTCGGTTGTCCGTCTGGACCAACCTCTTCGAAACCTTCTAAATCTAGATTTACATGACACTCTAGCAATGTGTAAATCGGTTCGTTCTTACCAGTTTTTTTACTGCCTTCTAGGTCACGTTCTTTTTTTTCTAATTCGTTTTTTTCGACATTACCAGGTGGTCCTAATTCTACATCTCTGTAGAAACCGTTTACCTGTTGTTTTCTTAATTCGTTTTCAGATATTTTAATCGTATGAATAATCGCTTCCGCATCGTCTAATGAGGTAGCCGTGTACGGAACGATTAATTCATCTGCCGGAACAAACTTCGATACAGCTCGTCCCAGGTTTACATCATAGTAAACTTTTTTAAATGTTGATCCAGCTAATGGTAGATGAAACAACATAGAATCAAACTCAGCTTCGTATTCTTTCATTTGATCCATAACCAAATAATTCATAAAATCTTTTACACGTTGTGCCTGCTGTTCTGTTGCAGGGTTTTTTACACCGATAATCTGTGTTCTAACTGGTCCATCACTTGGTAGTAATTCTTTGTATGCTTGTGCTTGAAATTGTGTAACAGCTTCCGCCATCACCGGGTGTGTTGCACCTGATGCTCCCTGAAACGGTTCTGTTCTATTTTCGTATTTAAATCCTAAAAGATCTAATCCTTGTATGTATCCTTGCTCCCAATCTTTTCTAGAACTTTTGTAGTCCATGTAATTTTGCACCATCTCGTTGCCGATAGGTTCTAATACATCGTCTGGTAAAAGATCTGCAAGATTGTCAAAGTGTGATTCGGTTCCAGGGACATTAATTGCTCCTGGTTCAAAGTCTAATGTTACACCACCATCTTCTTCTGGTATAACTTCTATTGGTCCTTTTTGCTCTTCTGGTTCCTGAACGGCAACTTCTTCTGCTATCTCCTCTTCCGAAGGGATATCTAATTTAGTTCTAGTGTTCGGGAGTCCTTTGTCTATTTCTGCCATTTAATACTCCTATAGTTTCTTAACACGTT